CCGTTATACTTAAAGTTCTCAATAGGTAGGTCGCTGGTTCCGTTCAAACGTATACATGGGATCATGTTTTCGCGCTTTGCCTTTCTTATAAGTGACTCAATATCCTTTACAATATTGTACATGAATTCCGCGTTATTTTCTCTAAAATACTTTGTTTTATTAATACGCGCCGTTTGCACGCTATTGAACGCGCCACGTCCTGAGACGTATAGGCAAGCTTTTGTGCATCCTTTGGATCTATTCGGGCAAACCTCGAACCCGGATATCTTTGCCGGCGCCAAATATAGTATACCCGTTAAATATCCTAGTTTTTCACCTTTCTGAGTTTTCGCAGAGCTCATACCTAGCAACTTTCTGCGCTGTAGTTTACTTGTTTTCATGTTGTTATTTTGTTAGTGGTGGAGCAAATGTTTTGACTTGTCCGGTTGCTACTAATTTCCAGTTAAGGCGGTCGTATGCATGTTTTGCGATCATTGCGGCGCCGTCGTGGAAAAAATACATTCGATCTGAATATTCGTATTTACTCATATGTTCAACGTGGTAATAATATCGTTCCGCGTATTCTTTTAGTAGATCTTTCATTGTGGCATGTTTTGAATGTTGTAAAAATAGAACGCTATACACGTTCCAATGATAAGGGCTAAACCTAGTAAAGCTCCATAAATTGTAAATGTTTCTTTTTTCATGTTTGTCATTTTGTTAGCACAAAGATAACGACATCATATTGACACCACCACAAAAAAAATTGTCATATTTATGTCACGAAATGAGGCAATAAATAATTGCAGACAACCTGGACAGGATCAAAAATAGGTGACACCATTTCGACACCAGGCAACGAAAAAAGGGGGCTGCTGACCCCCTATGAATTTTTTAATTAAAGTACCCCCTATAGATTTTTTGGGTTTAGTTACCCCTATGAATTTTTTGGGAGTGAATACGTTTTAGAAATTCCTTGTACTCCTTTTTGTCTCCGTATTTTTCGTGACACAATCTGCATACCGCCATTAGGTTTTCAATTACATCCGCATCTTTGCCGCCACCCATACCTCTCGCATCTATGTGGTGAATATCCACCGCCCTCCTGGAGCAACACTCACAAGGTATAAAATCACTCTCATCATACCCAAAGTAGGAGAAGTATATTTTAGTGTGTTTCCTCACGTTGTAGTAGGTTGATACCTTTTTGTGTAGAAAGTCCCTTATCCGTCCTCTCACAGCCGTCTGTGGTTAAATCCACCACTCATATCCTTTTAGGTTCTCAGGAGAGAATAGAGGTTTTGTATCTGTGAGTGGATCTGCTTTGTAAAGATAATCCTTTAATCGGATATACTCTGTTAAATAGGGTTGATACGCAATCATCGTCTTTGCCAGGTCAATATCGCTCTCGTGGATTCGTACGTTATGGATGACGGTAGAGTGGTCTACACCGAATAACCCACCAATCTGAATCCATTGGCTAGTGGTGTCAAATTCTTTTATGAATGCCATCACCATACGTCTCGCGTACACATAATGTCTATTGCGGCATCTCTGAGAGATGTCAAACCCGTAAAACTCATTCGCTGCTCTCAGCACCCACTCGTATTTTCTGCTCTTTTTTATCATAGTATTCATTCGTTATTTCTTTTGCTTCTAGTAGATTCAGCTTGTGAATCCTCATGTAATTTGCGATGGTTTCTCTTTCCCCAATCAGACGGGTGCAACAGTTATACAAGTCCATCATCTTGCTCAACTTGCTGTTCATATCTCCCACATCTAAGCCTTTGCGTACACGTTTCTCATGCACCTCCACCATAGACTCAAGCGTTAGCTTTGCATCCAAGAGGACTTTGTATGGGTCGAACTCGAACTCGCCCAAGTCAAATAGTTCCGGGTCAAATGGCTCTCTCATGCCCATTGATCTGCCATTGCTTGTGCTATGCCTGGGTATGTCTTGCTCCGAAGTTTACCACGATCATCCCCTGCCGACAAAGATACCATATAATCCCTGCTAAATGTTTTGCCATTACTGCAAGTATATAGGTCAGGCTCAACAATTTTTGTGGGCACTAGCTTTGGCAACCACTCCAACCATAAGCAAGTAGCCTTCCTTGACGGATCGCCAAACTCATACGGCTGTATTATTTGATCGGGCTTCCTATACTTTTTAGACATAATCCCAATCGGATTCTCTATTGCCTTTCTTGGTATTGAGCAATTAACTAAGCTCATAAAAAAATCTACCCCCTGTTGTTGTCTGCCATCTTTTTGCTTCTCCTTAAACCACCTCGCGCCACTTACAGCAAGGTGTGTGCATGGCGGGAACGCTATCATCATATCCCAACCTTTATCAAGCTGCTCTAAAACATCCCCACATATATGCCACTCAGGGTGTCCGCCGCTACACTCTTGGATGTCGCAACTATAAGCCTCGTGACCCTTCTCACGAAAACGCTTACAAACCTCTTGGCTTTCCTCACAAGCTATTAATACTCTCATCTAGTTCTCTGATAAAGTTCTTAATCATGGTTATCTCTCCCATACGAGCATAGCTACTATCCCCTTCTGAGTGGTATAACTTGTAGATCCTGTCATTTATGTACTTGTCAATATGCTGTAATTTCTTCTCCTATGTCATTGCCCCATTTGTCATTTATTGCCCGTTGTAAAATATCTACACCTCCGAAGTGAAACCTCTTCCCGTCAAACGTACCCTCAATAGGTATCTCGATAGGGTTCTCTTTGCCTCCGGTCATGTGTGACTTGATCTTTGCCGTCCATATCTTAGTGATATTCCAATCATTCGCATCCTGCTTGTACCTATGCACGACAATCATGTCATCCGCCCTGTTCTCAAACATTCCACCATGCTCTACATCCGCAGCATTCGGTGGAGATACTTGGTCAGCGTACTGATGATCTTCCTTGTGTCTTCGCCTCTTGGCATCTGTGTTCGGATGTACACAAAGATACAACGCAACTCCCTTATTGTCTCTCCATTGCCTGAGATCCGTCAGAGCATCGTAATTGTAGTCGTAGCTGCTCTTGTATTTGCCCTTCTCTGTGTCTTTCTTTAAACTACTCCACGGATCAATTATAATGGCGTGGTAGTCCTCTGTGAGCCTCTTATCGGCTGCTGCCATAATACCATAGACAGACGTAGGTGTGTGAGACTCCACAAAATCCATATACTCGTTCACTTTATCATAAGCATCACTCACTTGTTCTGCCGGGATATGTCTTAGGTCAGCATCCAGGATAGCGTTCACACACATCACTATGAGTTCAAGTCGAGAATTCTCACTACTCCATACCAAGGTTTTTTTGCCTTGCCGTATAGACTGCAATAGGCACATATAGGTTATCAAAGTAGTCTTACCCGATCCTGAGTTCCCCAATAGGACAGTAAAGTTCTGCTTATATAACCACCACTTGTCGATAATCTCAGAACCCCAAGTCTCTCCTAGTTTAATCTCGCCTCTGCGATACTTATGTACGAACTCTAGGTCTTTACTCACTCCACTCCGCGTTTAGTTCTTTTGCCGTGATATCATACTTTGCTACAAACTCCTTCCAAGTCATTGTGATTCCTGTGTACTTTACATCATATACAGGTCGCTGTATGTTCTGCTTAAACGTGTTCTTTTGGTTAGGGTTGTAGATCAAAGCAAATCGTTCTTGCCGGGTTAGCTTTGGTATAAGCTCTCCTTGCTCCGTTACCCTAAAGTTCTTCATAGATGGGATGATGTAGTCGCGTTTTTCGTAACACCACCCCGTCAATGTTTCCTTAGTAGGGTATTCCTGCTGGTAATACACTAACTCAATCATGAGTCTAGCCTTTTAGTGATGTCATCAAACCTTTTTGCAGCATCCAGGATTTGCTCACGAGTGAAGAATCCGTCACAGAACAAGTCGTTAGCATAACTCACCACAACCGACCCATTGTCTCCGATAGACTTTGCGTGACCCATCAGCTCCTTGGCGAACTCTTCAATGTTTGCAAGTTCTACCTTCCCAGCAATGACAGCTTTCTTTGCCCAAGATAGTGCGTAACCGGACATAGCTCCTTTCTTGCCACCACCCTGACTGCCAAAGTTGTTAGGCTTACCTAAACTGAGTCGTGTGCCGTACTGAGTATCCTTCCTGGACTTGACCTCAACCTCGTCACCGACTTTCCATTTCCCTTCTGACTTAGCATTCACCTCTCCCGATGTGCCGTCAGATAGTTCTACCTTTTGCTTGTAGAACGTGTCTCCTTGGTACTCAAATGTACCCGCATTTTCTGCTTTTGTGATTTTCATAGTATTTCTAATAATGATATTGTCTGTGGTTTTTCTTCCGCAATGTAGCGGTCAATCAGTTCTTTGTCTGCAATCTCTGTCAGGAACTCGTGATAGTTGTCGTATGTGTAGTCATACTCCCTTTGCACATGCTCTCCGCGATGATCTAAACTATCCTCGGTAAAGGTCATTGTGTTGTAGTCATTCTCGTGCACCCAACGCCAAAATACCTCAACGTCAATAGCACTCGTTTGCCCGTCTTCCTCTACAATGTAAAGGTTATACAGGTCTTCATCGTAATAGTATCTCGTT